GGTTAAGCGCATTGGCCAAATCAACAAGATTGGCCCAGGCGTTCAGCTTCCAGTCACTAGGGCTGATGATTACTCATGGCTTGAAGCTCCTAGCCGTGCGCCAACTACTGCTTTCAATCTGATCGAGCGGGTTGAGAACAACCACGCTAATTATTTCGGACTTAACAGGGTTACGGTGCCTCAGATTAAGTCACAACTTTTGCAACAGAACATGATTAACCGTTGGTTGATCGCTTGGGCAAAAGTTTACAACCAGATGTTTGCCCTGTGCTTGCAATACATGCCACAGGAAGAAATTCAACGCATTACAGGCGCGCAGATTCCCACAGGACTCAGTGACGTGGCAAATAGCTTTGACTTCATCCTTACGTTCAACATTCAAAGCCTTGATAATGACCTAGTTGCGAAGAAGTTGCAGGCTTTGGCTCAGTTTGTTGTTCCACTTGATTCTGGCGGCGTTCTTAACCGCAATGCCATGATCAAGATGATTATTGAAGCAATCGCGCCTGAGTCTGCCCGTGATCTGATTATGAATCAGGATGACGCAAGCCAGCAAATGTTCCGTGAGGTGCAGTCTGACATTGGGCAGATGATGCTTGGAAATGAGCCACTTTACAAGGAAAACGATCCTTCGGCTCAGATTCGCTTGCAGTACGCCCAAGACATTATGGCGAAGAATCCAAAGGCCCAGGTTGCTGCCCAGCAAGATCCAGTGTTCCAAGCTCTGATGCAGAACTATGTTAAGAACCTGCAAATGTCCTTGATGCAGCAACAGAACGCTCAGATCGGCAGGCTTGGAGTCTCGCCAGTTGAGTTTGGACAACAGCAACCTGCGCAACCCACAGCATGAACGAGAACAAAGTAATTGAGGCTTTCACACTTAAACAAGGCCCAAAGGCTTTCTTTGAGGCTTTGTGGGCAGTAATGCAGACCGAGCAAAATCACGCATTAGCTAACGCTGTTGACGTGGGAAACACTGGTGAAACTAGGGCTTGGTATGCAGGGCAGGTGGCAGCAATCATTGACCTTCGCTCAGTGATTGAGGGATACGCTGAAAAGGCACTTGTTGAATTGACCCTTGACGCACCACAAGACTAACTTACTTTTTCACATAGTTTCTGAGTATCTCAAACTCTGTCCTTCTTAGACCTCTGAATGGTCATTAAACCTTCTGCTTATGCCAACACCCAAAACCGAGGTTAGTGAACCTTCCAAAATCACGGAACCGATGAAGCCTCTGGACGAAGCCGCCCTGAGTCAACTTCTTAGGCAGTCACTTTTCGCTGAAGATGAAAAGCAGCAACCTGAGGCTGAAACACAGGATGAAACCGAAGACGAAGCTCCTGAGGCTGAAGAAGCAGAGGAAACTGAGTCGGAGGAATCAGAAACCGAATCTCCCGAAACCGAAACAGAAGACGCTGAAGAAGCTGACGAAGATGAGGCCAAGGAAGATGAGGCAAAGGACGACCTCAAGAAGATGCCAAAGGGGGTTCAGAAGCGCATTGACAAACTCGTTGCGCAGAAGAAGGAACTAGAGGCAAAACTTCACGAACTGTCTGAGCAAACGGAAGAATTGAAGTCAAAGGCCGATAAGCCTGAGAAGGAAGTTGTTCCGGTCGGAAAAGATCTGAATCCGTACTTTAACCTCCAAGACGAGGCTGACGTGCATCAGGAAATCAGAAACGCCCGACAAGTGCGCAGATGGGCAGAGGAAAATCCAGATGGTGCTGTTGTCAAAGGCAAAGATGGTGAAGAAGTTGAATACTCCGCAGAAGACATGCGGAGGATTAAAATGAACGCCGTTGATGCCATTGAAGAACATTTGCCCGCTCAGTTGCAGTATCTTGCCGCAAAAAAGCAGTTCGATGCTGAAGCAGACAAGGCTTATCCGTTTTGGAGGGATCGCAGCAGTCAAGAGTACCAGTATGCCAATGCGTTGATTCGTGAATTTCCTGAGATTAAGAAGTTCCCTGATTATAAGGTTTCCATTGGAGACTTGATTGAGGGACGGAAGATTAGGGAATCCAAGACCAAGGCTAAAGGCAAACCTGCACTCAAGGTAGCTCCGAAAACACCCAAGACTACGGCAGCACCAGTAGAAGTCACGTCTTCTAAGGCTAAGGCTATGAACGCCGAAGCGCAATTCAGAAAATCACCCGATGAAAGGAACCTCAAAGCACTGATTGCCGAGAAGTTCCTGTAATCAAAACCCAAAAAACTCAACTCAATAAACTACCATGCCCGCTCTTTTTGAACGTTCCCAGGTCGGTAAGCGCGAAGACCTTGCCGATTACATCTCTTTGGTTGATGCCAAGGATACCCCAATCGTGTCCATGATCCCCAAGGGATCTAAGCCCGGCAACACCCTGCTTCAATGGCAGGCTGACAACATGCCCTCTCCTGTCAGCACTGGCAGTGTTGACGGTGTGGATGTTTCCAGCTATGAAAACCTTAACAGCGGCCGTGCGCTGATCAACAACTACGTGCAAGTGTTCCAACGCGCCATTCGCGTGTCTCCTCTTGCCGTTGATGTTTCGATCGTGGCTGGTCTGCGCGATGAACTCGCCGGAATGGTCGCCAAGGGCATCAAGTTGCTGAAGCGTGACATGGAGCTTACTGTGTCTAGCGACAATGACATGCAGGCTGATAACGGCACGGTTGCTTACCTTACCCGTGGTCTTGGTGAGTGGATCAAGAACGGCGCACAGACGACCAACCCTGTTAATGCCAACTTCCGCACTCCAACGGCCAGCATCAACACCACTGCTACTGGTTCCTTCGCTGAAACCGATGCCCAGGGCGTGCTGACCAGCATCTACGGTCAGACTGGTCAGTTCAAGACCTATGACACCGTGGTTGGAACCAGCCTCAAGCGTGCTTTCAGCAACCTGCTGTATACGACCACTGCTTCTGGCACCAACCAGTACCAGAGCATCCGCACCTTGAGCCGTGACGCTTCCTCCGATGTGTATTCCGCTTCGGTTGACGTGTTCAACGGTGACTTTGGTAGCCTGCGCCTGCATCCTTCCACCTTCCTGCCTAACGCCTTCCGTGGCTATGTGCTGGATATGGACTTGCTGGAACTTCGCTATACCAATATGCCCGAAGTGACGGAGCTTCCTGATGCTGGTGGTGGCCCTGCCCGCCTGATTAAGGCTGTGGCTGGCCTGGTGGTCAAGAATCCCCTTGGCCTTGGCAAGTTTGCTGCCGCCTCGTAAACCTAGCATCGCGTAACACCACCTCTGCCATCACTGTATGATTGAGCTAATTCCTGACGAACTTCACGATCAACTGATCAAGGAGTTTCGGACTGGATGGAACTTTCAGAAGGTGATGGCAGAGGCTAACGCGCAATCCGTTGGCCAACTTAACCAACGTAAGGCGAGGTCAATTGAAGGAATTGGCCAACTTGAGATGCGAATTGATCCTGATTCGTTCCATTATTGGGGTCAGCGTCTCGGTTATGATTGTTGGAATGACAAGCAGTTTCGGAAGGACTACGCAAAAGCCAATCCATACTGCAAAGTTAATTCGGGAGGAACTAAAGACATTTCTGTTGGCTGGACTTCTGAATTAGAAAGCTCGACACGGAATGTTAAATACCGTAAGGTCTTTGCGTGAAAACTACTGACTTTAGCGAGATTCTATATCGAGCCGTTACGTTGTGCGGAATGGATCGCACGGTAATCCAAGACTCGACCTTCCGCATGGTTCGTGACTTTGCGAACCAACGCATTGCTGACATTTGGGAGCAAGAAGCGTGGCCTGACATTTGCCGAATCTCACAACAATCGGTTTTGACCGATGTTGATGACGTGAGGTACGTGAACCTTCCAGACTCATTTGGAGACATTCTTAACGTTTACAGGTACAATCCAAGGGTGACTGCAAGGGCAACCAATGTCCGGTGGTACTTGGACGATAACGGAACCAATAGCCGTGTCATCCTGATGGATTCAGTTGACCCTGTTTTCATTGAATACCGCCTGCCAACGATTTCCTTGTTTGGAGATTCTTACTCTCCAACTTCAAGCTATTCCATTGGCTCACAGGTCTATTTTGACACTGGAAGCAACTCAGGCAGCTACTTGCCAAGCCCTACGGCAGCAAGCTCAGGCAACTTTTACGTCTGTTTGTCACCAACCAGTAACGGAGAAAGCCCTAGCTCTGCACCTGCAAAATGGAGCAAGGTAGAAATCCCATACTTTACCGCTGATTATCTTGTGCGTGGAGTGTTCTCTGATTACCTTCGCTCTGAGTCTCAGTTTGATTCTGCTGCCCTTGCTGAACAGGAGGCAGAGGCTTCTAAAATGATGCAAGTTGATCGTGTTCTTCGTGCAGAAGGGCAGGTCAGGAGAATGGACGTTTTCACCTACTAACCACACAAACAAATGCTTAATAACGTAAATATCACTGGTGCCGCTGGTGCCTGCCATGGAGTTGTTGTCGAAACCGGAACTGATGCCATTACTGGCAAGTTCTATGCCATCCAAATCCTAGCTGACGCTACCTTTAGCACGTTCACTGAAAACGGGTCGTCTGGTGACGTTATGACTGGCTTTGCTGTTCCTGCTGGAACCGTTATTTACAACGGGCTAGGAATTACTGCGTTCACTCTCAC